AGAAAAAGACTTAGACGACCCAATGTGTTTTATGGAATGGTCAGCATCACCTAACAGAAAACTATCAGACATAGAAGGTTGGAAAGAAGCTAACCCAGCATTAGGTAGAACAATTACAGTAGACGCAATTAAAGCCAGGTTAAGTGACCCACCAGAAATCTTTCAAACAGAAGTTTTATGCCAATGGGTAGAAACAATGAACGGTGCTTGGCAGATGGGTACTTGGAATACGTGTATGCAACCAAACCTAGTACTTAAACCAGATAGACCAACTTGGTTAGGTTTAGAAATATCACCAGAACGCAACACCTGGGCTTTAACAGGTGCACAAATACTTGAAGACCAGTCAATAGCTGTAGGACTAATGGAATTTGTTGAATCAGATAACCCAATAGATGATTTACATATTGCAGGACGCATATCAGAATGGGCTAAACATTACAACGCCGAAGCTGTAGTAGCCAACAGGTTCACAGGTGACTCAGTAGTAGCCAAACTACGCCAATCAGGAATCAACGCAGAAGTCATACAAGGGTCAAAGTATTACCAAGCTTGTGATGAAGTACTTAGTGCTATGTCAGGTGCACGATTAGCTCATTCAAATCAACCAGATTTAACAGCTAGCATAAATTCTTGTATAAAGAAAACAAACGACTCAGGTGCTTGGTATGTAATGAGACGTAAAGTTTCAACAGCTGCAATAAGTATGATTTTGGCCGTTCACAAAGCAACCGAGTACGGTGGCAGGTCACAAAACCAAGACATTGTAGTGCTTTAGGTGCTTGACTATTATAACAATATGATAAAGAATTAGAAGTTATGGGCTTCTTTCAAAATCTATTAGGTGTAACACCTGACGACAGCGTAAACAAAGTTGATGCTGCTGTAGCGCCCTACAATTATCAAGCTGTAGCACAACCATTTGATTTTTTTGGCACTACCTCAATTACTAGAGCACAAGCTATGCAAGTACCAGCAGTTGCAAGAGCTAGAAACATTATGTGTGCAACTATTGGCTCATTACCTTTAGAAGTTAGACGCGAATCAAACAACTCACGAGTTACAACACCACCTTTTATTAGACAACCCGATCCCAGAATGACGTCGCAAGCAGTTTTCACGTTCCTCGCAGAAGATTTGTTATTTACAGGTCAAGGTTACTTAAGAATTATGGAACTTGGCGCAGACAACAGACCTTTAAGCGCTGAATGGATTTCAGTATCAAGAGTTACAAGAGAATTAGATTTTACTGGCTTAAATAGCAATCAAGGTTACAACGTTACAGGTTATTCAGTAGACGGAAAGCGTGTACCTAATTACGGACTAGGTTCTTTAATACCTTTTACAGGTTATGACGAAGGTTTACTTGTAAGAGCAGGAATAACAATTCAAACAGCACTTGCTTTAGAAAAAGCAGTTAAAAGATTTGCAGATGAACCAACACCTAACGTTGTTCTTAAATCAAATTTGCCAATGCCAGCAGAAAGAGTTACAGCCCTTCTAAATTCTTGGAAAGAAGCACGCAACACACGTGGCACAGCTTTTGTTAACGACACAATCGACTTTCAAAGCATAGGTTTTAGCCCAGAACAATTAACGCTAAACGCAGCACGTCAATACATGGCTTCCGAAATAGCAAGGGCTTGTAATATCCCAGAATGGTATTTAGGTGCAAATGCTGGCGGGTCTATGACTTATAGCAACACAATTCAAGAACGTAGAGCACTTGTTGATTTCTCACTCAAGCCTTTAATGACAGCAATAACATCACGACTATCAGATATTGACATAACTCCACGCGGATCATACGTCAAATTTGATTTATCAGAATTCTATGCGCCAAGCGCGATAGAAAGAGCAGACATATTTACAAAGTTAATACCTTTGGGAGTAATGACTGTTGAAGAAGCAAGAATCGAGGAAGACTTAATAAATGAATAATTATGTAAAGTTTTCTACGGACATTATTGCTGCTAATTCTTCTAAAAGAGAATTGCAGGGTGTAATAGTCCCTTTTAACAAAGTTGGTCACACAAACATGGGAGACGTTGTATTTAGTCCAGGTTCATTAACCATTGGTGACGGAATTAAACTATTTACAGAACACGACATGACAAGACCAATTGGAAAATTAAAATCATACGAAGAAACCAATGAAGGAATAGTTGGAACATTTAGAGTTGCAAGAACAAACGCTGGTGATGATGCTTTGGCTGAAGCCCAAGAAGGATTACGCACAGGTTTCTCAATCGGCGCAATGATTGACGATTATGTCACTAAAGGTGAACAAGTAATTGTTAACGCAGCAACATTAAAAGAAGTATCACATGTAACATTTCCTGCATTTGGTGAAAATGCACAAATAACTGACGTCGCAGCAAGCGAATCAGAACAACCACAAGAAAGCGAGGATACTATCGTGTCAAACGAAGTAACCCCAGAAGTAGTAGAAGAAGTAGCTAAAGAAGTAGCTGCTCCTGCTGTAGAAGCTGCAGAACGCAAAGTTATGCCAGCAATCTTTACAGCACCAAGAAGCCCAATCAACTCAAAGGCTTCTTACTTAGAACACAACATCAGAGCAGCACTTGGAAACGAAGACAGCCGTCAATATGTAATGGCAGCTGACACAACTTCAAACAACGCAGCTTTTATTCCAACCCCACAATCAACAGAAATCATTAACGGCGTTGCAAACGCTGATCGTGGTGCAGTAGACGCAATTTCACGCGCAACACTTCCTGCAGCTGGTATGACTTTTGAAATCCCAAAAATCACAACTGCTCCAACTGTTGCTGAAGAAGGAGAAGGAGACGCAATATCTGAAACAGATATGGCTTCATCTTTTGTTTCTGTTTCTGTTAAAAAATACGCAGGACAACAAACATTCTCAGTAGAATTGTTAGATCGTTCATCACCTGCATTCTTTGACGAATTAGTACGTCAAATGGAATTCGCTTATGCAAAAGCAACTGACGAAGCAGTAGCAGGCGCATTAGCAACTGGTGGAACTGATGGTGGAAACCGCACATTTAACGCAGCAGGTCTTCTAGGCTTCGTTGCTGATGGTGCAGCTTCTATTTACACCAACTCACTAGGATTTGCTCGTTCCTTAGTTGTTTCTCCATCTGCATGGGCAACCATCATGGGATTAAACGACGCAGGACGTCCTATCTATAATGCTGTTAATCCAAGCAATGCGGGCGGTTCTGTTTCTGTAAACAGCCTTCGCGGAAACGTTGCAGGATTAGATCTATACGTATCACGCAGCTTCTCAGGTGTAGGCGATAACTCAATGATTATTGCTAACCCAGATGCATACACTTGGTACGAAAGCCCACGCTTGAGCCTACGCACAAACGTAATTAACACAGGTCAAATCGACGTGTCTTACTACGGCTACGGCGCAATTGCTACAAAGATTGGCGCTGGCGCTTACCGATTCATGGTTGCATAACCATAATCAACTAAACGTGTGGGTGGTTCGCCCCTGTGCCACCCACACCCTTAAAGAGAGGAACAAAAAATGCCAGTATTAGTAACAGCTAGTGAATTAAGAGCTGTACTTGGTGTTCCTGTTGCTCTTTACTCAGATGCACAACTTGATTCAATAATTGAAACAGCAGAAGACGCTATTGGTGATTTTCTTGTACAACATAAAGTTGCAGTAGACAGACATTATTCACAAAGCGCAACCTCAACTACTTTACATTCAACACAACCACACAAATTTCACGCAGGACAAACAATAACAATTTCAGGTGTTACAGGACACGCAAACGGATCTAAAGTAATCTCAGAAATTGTTGATTCATACACTTTTAGAATTACAACAACAGGTGCAGACGTTCATAATGAATGGTATTGGACTGTTCCTAGTGGTTTGGCTTACGCTAATTCACTTTCACAATATAACGGCGTAGACGCTGTAGAAGAAGCCGTCCTACAAATATCAACCGACGTATTCCAATCAAGACTTTCAATTTCAGGAACTTCACAAGCTCTAGATTTCACCCCAGCACCATACAGAATGGGCAGAACCCTTCTTTACAAAGTAACAGGTTTAATAAGTAAATATATTGACTCTAATAGTCAAGTAGGTTAATTATGGCTCTCAGTACGCTACGTGCAAGCCTTAAAAGCGCAATAACAGATAACACAAAATATTCTGCTTATGATCACGTGCCAGAAATTATTATTCCGCCTTGTGCCCTCATTTTGGCTGGCGACCCTTACCTTGAACCAATCG